TATTGCTCAGACCGCTCCCACGGCAGGCGTTCCGCTCGGTGCGCTTGGAGCTGCTGGAACCGCAGTGGGTGGTGTCGGTGCGTCTTACGCTGCTACGGAGCATGGTTTTATCCTCTGTCTGCTCAGCGTTAAGTCCGAGTTGAGTTACAGCCAGGGCGTCCACAAGATGTGGGATCGTAAGACGCTGTACGATTACTACAATCCTGCGTTTGCTGGTCTCGGTGAGCAGGCCGTGCTTCGTCGGGAGATCTATGCGACCGGTGTTCCGGCCAATGATGATGTGGTCTTTGGCTATCAGGAGCGGTGGCACGAGTTGCGCACCCATTACTCGCAGGTGCGCACTCTGTTCCGTCCGACGGCCGCCGGCAATATCGACGAGTGGCATTTGTCGCAGCAGTTCAGCGTCGCTCCTACGCTCGGTCAGACGTTCATCGAGGACACGCCGCCGATGACTCGTGTGTTTGCGGCGGGCGCGCTGTCCAATGGACAGCAGTATTTGTTCGACGTGCATGTGGGTGTCGAGATGGTGCGTCCGGTGCCGACGTATGGCACTCCCGTTGGTCTCGGGAGGTTCTAGTGGATTTCACTGGTGCTGCTTCTGCGACCATTGCCGCTGGTGGCGGCATGATCCAGAATTGGCAGAATCGGCGTGAGGGCCGTGATGCCCGTCGGTTTTCTGAGCGTATGTCGTCGACGGCCGCGCAGCGGGCCGTCGCCGACTTTACGGCCGCCGGTTTGAATCCGGCGTTGGCGTACGATCGTCCGGCGTCTTCTCCTGGTGCTTCCGCTCCTCACATGGAGGATGCGATTGGGAAGGGCGTGTCTTCGGCGCTGGCTGCGAAGCAGATGAAGGCGTCGATTGATTTGACGAATGCGCAGAAGGCGAAGGTTGACGAGGAGACTGGTCTTCTCCAGATTGATCGCAACATCAAGTCGGTGACCGAAGGTGATCAGCCTACGTATCGTGCCGAGCAGATTGCTCGTCGTGTGGCCGTGTTGCGTGATTTGGCTCATCAGGGTCGGTTGCAGCCGCATGATGAGCGTTTGAAGGCGTTAGCCGTGATGTTGAATCGCGCGCAGCTTCAGGGTGCCGATTTTCGCGGTGGGTTGTATGGCAATGCGGCTGCTGTGAAGGAGTTTATTCGTACTGGTTTGTCGAGCGGTGGTGATGCTGCTCGTGCGTTTAAGGCGTGGGCGACCGCTGGTGCGGCGAATGTCCGCGGTGCGGGTTCTCGCCTGAAGGGTCGTATTGACGCTGTTAACCGGAGTCGTCCATGAAGTCGGCGATTGTTGAGGTTGATTATTTCGCGTCTGGTGTGCGCGGTCAGGAGTCGATTCGGCATATGCCGATGTTTTCTCCTGTTGTTGTCTGTAACGCTGCTGAGGATATGGCTCGGCAGGAGTACAAGTTGTCGAGTGATCTCGCGTATCAGGTGACTCGCTTTGGAGCTGGTGTTCCTTTTGCGTCTGGCGAGTTGGATACGGATATGGATCTCACTCGTGCGTTTGAGTTGGTTGAGGAGTCCCAGTCTCGTTGGTTGTCGCTGCCTAAGTTGGTGCGCGATCGTTACTCGAGTTGGGCGAACGTTGAGGCTGCTGCCAGGTCTGGTGAGCTGTTGCAGCTTTTGAAGACGGCAGGAATCGACGGCAGCGTTTTGCCGGCGAAGCCTGACGGCTCGGCAAGCGTTAGCGCGCCAGTTAGCACGCCTCCGGCGTCTTAGGGCTTCCTAGCCCTGTTTCTGCCCCAATGCGGGGCAGTTTGGACGGCTCTCGAGACTTCTCGGGGGCCGTCTTTGCGTGTCGGACTGACACGCCTATTGCACATATACCTTTCTTGTCGTATATGTGCTTACCGGTCCCTGTGGAAATGCCATGGGACCGGTTTTCCCTTTTCCTCGGAGTTTTTATGCATCGGCGGTCTGAGAAGAAATCTTCTTCGGTGTCCAAGTTTAAGAGTCGTGTCGGTAAGACCGATTCGGTGAATACGCAGCGCAATCGGCGCGGCGGTATTCGTCTCTAATGCCGTGCATGCATCCCATTCCCGCTGCGCGTCCTAGCGAGTTGATGCGGTCGATGGGTGTTTCTCGGTTGGTGTTAGGCACTCCTGTGCGTGACTTTGTTGAGTCTGGTCGCGCAGATGATGTTTTAGCTTCTGCTCTTTTGTTGTTGCCCTGTGGTTCGTGCGTGGGTTGTCAGATTTCCCGTGCGCGTGAGTGGGCGATTCGTTGCTCTTTGGAGCTGCAGAAGTATTCTCGCGCGTCTTTTGTTACTCTCACGTATGCTGAGAAGTATGTGCCTCCAACGTTGTCCAAGAGTGACTTGTCGAAGTTCACTCGGTCTTTGCGCAAGAAGCTTGGTTCCTTGCGGTTTTTCGGGTGCGGCGAGTATGGCGAGACCTCGACCATGCGTCCGCACTATCACGCGATTTTGTTCGGTTCCGAGGACCATGAGGCAGCGCAGCGATCATGGGGCAAAGGGTTTGTAACCATGAGTGAGGTGACGCCTGGGCGTATCGCGTACACGGCTGGTTACTGTGCCAAGAAACTTGGCTTTCATCGAGCAAAGGGAGAGGAGATTGATTATTCGACAGGCGAGATCTATACGCATCAACCTCCTTTTCTTCAGATGTCACGTCGGCCGGGTATCGCCGGGGACTTTCGCGCTCACTGGCGTTCATGGCGTTCTACTGCTATTTGGCAGGGCCGGCCATTCCCTGTGCCTCGGTTTTTGCACGCTTCGTACCTCGAGCACGCCTCCGTGTCGGAGCTTGCGGCGTTGGAGTTGGAGAAGGTGGAGTCTCGCGGTGTGGTGACAATTCGTGAGTTGGACGCGAAGGAGCAGATCGCTAATTCGCGGGTTCGTTTACGTTCAGAGAGGAGTCAGCTATGAAGCTGTTCGCGGTGCATGACAAGAAGGCGAAGTCTCTGTCGTCGTTTCATGTTCTCGCTGGTGTTGTTGTTGCCTCGCGCTCGTTCGCTGAGGCGGTGTTGGATCCGCAGTCGCCGTATGGCAAGTATCCGCAGGATTTTGAGTTGGTGTTTTTGTGCGATGTGTCGCAGGAGTACGAGGGTCAGTTTGATGAGGTTCAGTTTGTGTCGGAGGTGATGCAACAGTCCGTTGTTATTACTGCGGAGCAGGTGTTGGCGTCGCAGCCGAAGGCTGACGCGCAGATCCCGTTGAGGCTCGAGGCCAATGGCTAACCTTGGCCACGAGCGGCGGTTAGTCTCGCAGGAGGATTCTGCGATGATTGCGCGGCCTGATGTGCCGCGCTCGAAGTTCACCGGCTCGTTCTCTGTGAAGTTCACCGGAGATGCCGGCTACATCATTCCGTTTCATGTCGAGGAGGTGTATCCAGGCGATCACTTCAAGTATCGTTTTACGCCCTTCGCTCGCACGTCGACGCCGCTGTTTCCGATTATGGATTCGCAGCGTATCGACGTGCATTGTTTTTTCGTTCCCAATCGTCTTGTGTGGGAAAATTGGGTGAAGCTTCAGGGTCAGCAGGCGAATCCGGGGGATTCGATTGCGTTTTCCGTTCCGCAGATCACCTCTACTGGCAGTGGTTTTGCCGTCGGTTCTCTCGGCGATTACTTCGGGCTGCCGACTGTAGGTCAGGCGGCGGCGATGTTGTCGGTAAATGTGATGCCCTTTAGGGCGTACGCGCTCGTTTATAATCAGTGGTATCGTGATGAGAACTTGATCAACAGTTTGGCGTTTGGTCTTGGTGATGGTGTTTCGACGGAGGCGTCGAGCGCGTTCGCGTTGAAGCGTCGGGCGAAGTCGCATGATTATTTCACGAGCTGCTTGCCGTGGCCGCAGAAGTTTGTGTCGCCGGTGATTCAGCAGCCGGTCGGTGGTATTGGTATTCCCAACCCGACGGTGCCTACGGCTGGGCCGTTTTCCGCGAAGGAGACGCCTTCCGCGAACAACCCGACGGGCGTTGTGTCGTATGCGTCCTATTTTCAGTCGGCGGTTCACAACGTGATCCTTGAGGCGTCGGCGTCTGATGATGCGCCGCGCATTTTCACGGAGTTGGATATCAACGTGTTTCGCCAGGCGATGCAGGTGCAGGTTTTTCTCGAGCGCATGGCGCGTGGTGGTACTCGGTACACGGAGATTACCGAGAACATTTTCGGTGTGAGGAATCCTGATGCACGTTTGCAGCGTGCGGAGTTTATCGGTGGTGGATCTACACCGTTGCAGTTCACTCCTATTGCTCAGACCGCTCCCACGGCAGGCGTTCCGCTCGGTGCGCTTGGAGCTGCTGGAACCGCAGTGGGTGGTGTCGGTGCGTCTTACGCTGCTACGGAGCATGGTTTTATCCTCTGTCTG